CCGCAAGCACTGGTCACTGAGCCAGAACACATACATGAATTTTTATTAAACTGTGATAGAAATTTGTATACACAAATTCGAGATCACGCTATCAAACTGCGTGTAAATGATGACTTCAAACCCATTGACATGCAGTGTCCTGAATGTCAACATGAGTACCAACAACAATTCACATTGGATACAGCGACTTTTTTCGACAACGCCTCCTGACTGCTACCTCTGAGCAGATAACTGGCATAACTGAAAGTATGGAACAGGAGGCCAAGTCAATTCGTGAAGAAAGTTTCAAATTGGCTTGGTACATGCGTGGCGGTATAACTTACGATCAAGTGTTGTTGCTCAGCAGTAGCGAACGTTCAATGATATCTGAACTGGCCAAAGAAAATATGGAAACAACCAAGAAATCTGGATTGCCTTTCTTTTAATGGAACTAGAAACAGTTAAACAAGATATAGAAAACTGGATCGTGAACTTTGTAGAAGTTCCACATCCTGCACTGGGCGGCTGGGCGCCTTGTCCTTATGCACGCTCAGCACGCATTAAGAAAAGCTACGATGTACGAGTAGGTGTGAATCCGTATTTTGATTTGAAGAATCAAGCTCGGTGGGGCATGGGCCGCTGGGAAGTAGTAATCTATGCCTACGATCCTGCGGAATGGCCATACGACTTGTTCAGTGGCAATTTGAAAAATGCCAACGAAGAATTTTTGTTGCGTAATGACTTGATTGCATTGGAAGATCATCCCACAGATGTGGAAATGGTCAACGGTGTGTGTATGAATCAAGGCACCTATGCTTTAGCTCTAGTACAAAGTGTGAGCGACCTTAATGCCAAAGCCAAGACAATGGCTGAGAAGGGCTTCTATCACAACTGGCCAGAAGAGTATTTGCAAGGATTATTTCAGCACAGAAAGGATCCACGATGAGCTATCAGTTTGCACGAATTGATCTCAGTCAGACCAACTACGCACCAACTGTGAAGTGGGAGTACTTGTTTGAGCCCAATATCAAACAACTGAATACAATCTACAGAGACTACTGCAAATACAAACATTTTGCAAGTGTGATGCCTATATTTGACAGTCGTTACACAGATCCAATGACTGATGTCATTGGTTACTACGACCGAGATCGATTAGTGGCGTTCAGTTTAATCAAACGCTACGATGATCACAATGCACTGTGCGATCAATTTGCATGGAACTACAACAACCCAAAGCTACGTTTGGGCATAGAAACAATGAAAACAGAGTGTGCTATCTACAAGGAACGCGGTTTCAAATACCTGTACCTTGAGCAAGCACACTTATACAAATCCGACATGGCGGGATTTGAAATCTTAGGACCACTGGAGTAAACATGGCAGACTTATATACAATTTGGGCAGACAAAGAAGGCGACATCTCAGACTTAGACTGGGTCAACGGAATGAAAAGTTTCTTTGATCACTTGATCTCAGAAGGCAAAATGGAATCATACAGAATCACACGTTGCAAGATGGGGTTTCGTTCAATCGCAGACATGCCTGAATGGATGATCATCATGGAGTTCAAAGACATGGGTCAAATGGATTCAGCATTCCGTCGAGTTGCACCACTTAAAGGCGAACTCGAACAGAAACACAAGTCATTCAATCAGTTTGTATCGGGCAACATACAACACGCACTGTTTAGAGATTGGCCAGATACTAACTTAGATGATTAAAGACTTGCTACGCAAGTCTGTTGTTTTCGCTATCGCTCAACAACGAACTGTTTCTTTGAATTAAGTATCATCCAGATTAACTGGTCATAATTCACCGTATGCACGGTGAACATGAGAGAGCATCATCCGAGTAGCCCAGTCATCTATTCTAAAGAGATTGTTGTTTCCAACGCGGAGGCGGTTGACCGGTACCCCCTACTCTAGCTTCACATATCAACGGAACCCTAGTAACCCGAAATAGATCCAAGTCCTATGAGCAGGGGTTGCTTTTTCTCATTGCCCCAACCATTTGCTGCCTTAAGTTAACAGTTGCCTTTGACGCCCAAGTCTGGACCGGGTATCGCACCGTTCCTCAATGGGGCTGAGTCAAACACTCAGCACAGAGTCGTGATTAAAGTTTGTTTAAAATGTGTGAGCCATGCACACGAACTTGAATATGGCCGTTGTAATAATCTGTTGATTCTAATACTTTTCTTGTGAACTGTTCTCTTGCTTCAATGTACGAACATTCTGATTTTGACTTGCAGTAGTAAAGTATTTCTCTGGTAAAGTTTTCGGTGCCTAATTTGATTACATCTGCGGTTAATTCTGGGCTTGACCCATAGTACTCTCTCCAATCTGAGTCGATCTTTGAGCGTATCTTCTTCCGCTTTTTTATGCCGTTCTTTTGTTTGACTGTTTTGTATGTTGTTTTGCTAAACTTTGCTAATTTTTTGCCTATGTACTTGCGTCCAGATAGATTATTTGTGATTTGATAAACAAAGCCCACACAATCTTCTGGGAGAGTTTCTACAGATTGATTGTTGTAAAGCCATGTCATCTACTATAGTTATCTGTTTCTGTATGTTCTTTAAAAAAGTCTGATGCCTGCTGTAAAGTACGAAATTTTGGTATGTGAGTAAGTGAAGTATGGGTGGTACAATAGTGAGTGATTAAAATGTTATCAAAAATGTCTAAATTACATGTTAAGCTGCCTGGGCGTGTGGATTTTGAATTGTATCCTAATGCTTGTTTTAATGTTGATGGTATGTTATATTGGTAACGATGTATATAATTTTGGTGTTGAATCCAATTGTTATAACAGGATTCAACATGCTCAGAATCTTGGAAGAATGATTCTAACACAGACAAGTTGCTGTTGTATAAATCTTCTAGACAGATCGAAATATCAAATTTTTTATCTACACATGGTTCAAATTCATTGCCAAACTTTAACTGCTCGGACAATATTAACTCACCAAACATATTTTTGGATTGCAAATATTTGTGCATTGGTTGATTGTACAATTCTTGGATTGTATTATCAGTTGGTATAGTTTTTTTGCACCAATTTTTTAAAACTAGGGGAAACATATTTTTAGGATATGTTATTCCCATCGTGATGCTGTTAGAAAATTGCGATTGCAAGAATTCAATCTGATCCAATCGATGGGTAGGAATCACGAATGCATTACAATCTAATGTATCAACATACTGAGATAAAATTTCACAATCTCTAACCGACCAAGTTCTTGCACGCCATTGTCCTGGCACATGATCAAAATTTTGAACAAAAAATGACAATAAATTTGGGTTGACTCGTCCTTGTTCTGTAAGAACAAAATTTTCTATAACACTTTGATATTCCAATGGCTTTGACATCAAGAGACTGTTTACAAAATCTCCGCAACTGCCTCGTTCCCAGTAAAAAATAATAATTTTAGCCACGGTACTCTAAGCAAAAAAAATAGTCACCATACCCATATGGTGATTTGCCTAATAGCAAAATTTTTGCTACCAAGTTAAACTTGTTTAAACTGTTCAACCAATCATTAATCAAGGACAGAACTGACTTGCCAATTCGATCATAGATTAGAAATCTATGTTCAAAACTTACTACTATTCTACCACCAGGCAACACCAACTGGTCTGACAATTGGCTCAAATACTCAGTGAGTTCATGTGTGGTTTTGTATTTGAATTCAATGTTGTTGATCAAAATTAGATTGTTGTATTTTTTATCTACCACTGTTGTTGATAAATTTGGGATTATGTTTTGATACATTTCGCCAAGACAGTTGTAACACAATGTCTCTCCGGGCACTAAATTTTTTATCACAAACTGATCTTGTACCAACAGTATTTTTTGTGTGTTTTTTTGATTATGTCGCAATACTGCCCATCTTTCCTGGTAGTGACTTTTCAATGTTCTAATCTCGTTCTTACGCATATTTTTCAAAAAACATTGTGGTTACCGGATGAACAAAATTTCCCAATGTACCAGTATCGTCCGACCTAACAGTATGCTTGATTAAAAAATATTCATCACTGAGAATTTTACAGCAAAATTCAACCAACTTGTGATCGTAATCGTTTGTATCAGCAAACTCGTCAGTGTCAACAGTTGAATAGATATAAAACTTGTTCACAGCCAAGTATAGATACTGTTTGGCACATTGGCGAGCTTGATTGATTTTGAGTGTTAGTTCATCTAATGAACAGTACTGATGGTTTAGTATCAACTTAGATATATCTTTGCCATTATTGTTGCAAATAAAATCATCTAATTCTTTGCATTGTGGCAACATGTTGACATCATCTAATTTAGATAAAAAAACACTCTTGCATGTAGTGAACGGTATGCTTTTTAAAAATTTCACAGTCATGCAATTTCTACATCCGTGTTATAGCTAGTAAAGCCGTTTTCTTTGATCACCTTGAGAATGTTTTCTACCCTGCTGGTAAGTTCATCTCTGTGGCTTACCAACCAGATTGACTTGTGGCGTTCGCGGCTCATCTTCTTCAGCAGGCCCAAGGCATTCTCTACTCCTTGTGTGTCCAAGCCGTTGTCGATCATCTCGTCAATGAACAACAAGTTGATAGGCGAGTACAAACTTTCCCACACGTCACGGAATGCCCATGACATTGAAAGTATAAGCCTGTTACGCTCACCACGACTCAAGTTGTCAAAGTCTAATTCACGACCCAGTTCTTCGATGCTTACTGTCAAGTCGTTCATGAACTTTACTGTATGTGGCAGTCCAATCCTATCCAAGTAATGTGTTAGACGTTGATTGAGATAGCTCAAGTTTTGTTCGATAATCTTCTTGCGCACAAATGAGTCTTTGCTTGTGAGCAGTTTAAGCAAGAAGTCCTGGTGATCCTGCACCCTAGTGAGTTCATTCAAGTGATCGTAACTCACTGTCTGCAAAGCCTGTTGTTGCATTTCGGTAATTTGTTCTGTATACGGATCAGTTTCTTGTGCTTTGTTATCAATCTGTGTCAGCAATGTGTTCATGCGACTGCGATGATCGATTGCCTGTGTTTCAGTATCATAATGTGTGACAGGTTGTGTGCCAACCTCTACAGGCGTGTGTTCTGCTAACTGTTCAGCATAAGGATCTGTTTCTGCACGTTTGGCATCAATCTTGTGCTGAATATTTTCCAGCTCGCCAGAATGTCGAATTGCTTCTGTTTCTGTTTTGTAATATGTGGTGGGTTTGGCGCCCAACTCGCCTAGTGCGCTCAGTGCATCTGTATTTTCCATCCACTGAGTGTTGGTACTCAATGCTTGCAGAGCCGCTTCTTGCAAGGCTTTTTCTTTTGCGGCCAACACTGACTCATGATTAGAATCGTGGAAGTCTTGACCGCAAGCATAGCACTTGTGATTTTTTAGTTCTTCAATTTCGGCTTTGAGTTTGTCAATAACTTTTTGTTCTTTGGCTTCGTCAGCCACACACCTAGCAATAAGTTTTTCAAGATCCACAATGTCTTTGGCTTTTTGGGTATAAGCAGCCAAATCAGTGTGCGCCCGAAGCTCTGCTGCAATATCAATGTGGCTGAGATTATTGTAGGTTGATTCTAAATCACCAATGTCTTTGTCTTGTTTTTGTTTCCAAGCAGTTTGTCGACTCACAAGAGCAGTGTATGCATCTTGTTGTTGTTTTCTTGCAGTCCATAATGCTAGGTCTTTGTGAGCCAACAGTTCTACTTCAACGTCGATCTTTGCTAGATCGTCATACTGACCAACTAGATAAGCCAAATCACTGTCGTACTTCTTTTGCCAAAGTACTTGTCTGCGCTTTAGACTTTCAATCTGTTCTTCAATGCGCTTGTTGGCTTCTTGCACAGCACGAATTCTAAATTCTTCTTGACTGATAGCATCTTTGGTTTGACGATTGAGTTCTTTGATGCGGTCAGCACGTTCACTCAAAAGTGTAATGCCCAACAACTGCTCAATAATAGTGCGTTGATCGTTTGCTTTTAAACTTAAGAACGGTTCTGTGTAGGTGTTCAGGGCTAGCACATGTTTGAACATGTCATGGCTCATGCCAATCACACGCTCTATGGCATCTTGTGTTTCGCGGCTGTCACCTTGTGCTTCATCCTCCGCGGCCTTGTGTTCGTTGTTCACATAAAACTTGAGCACATTAGGTTTGCGTCCACGCTCAATTCGATAGTCGGTGCCGTTAATGTGAAAGTCTAAACTGACCAACATGTGTTTGGCATTGGTCTTGTTTACTAGGTTGTCTTTGCGGATGTTTGACAGTGCTTGGCCATACAAGGCATAACTTAAGGCATTGATGATTGTGGTTTTGCCTGTGCCGTTGCGTGATCCGTCACCGCCTAGGTCTAAGTTTTCGCCTAATACCAAGGTAAGATCATTGCGATCAAAGTCAATGGCTTGTGTGGCAGCGCCCACACTCATGAAGTTTTTTACAGTGAGATTACGAATTTGGATCAAATTTTTACTCCGTGCTTGTCAAGCATTATAACAATATCATTGGTGTTTGTAAACCAGTTTGCATGGTCGTTGTGAGGAACTTCCACTCCGAACTCGATCCAAATATAATAGTAAATTACAGATTGAGTCCATATGTCTGTAATATGTCGCAAGTCATATGAACATTTTATTTTTATATTACTCAAGACACTTTTTGCCTCTTTGATCGGATTGATGTACTTGGCATTTGCAGTGCGCCATTCAGACCATAAATCTTTGCACCAGTTTATTTTTACAGTAGAATTTAGTTTGTTAAGAAACTCATCATAGTCTTCGTACATCTTGTCTATATACAGTGCGTTATCATCATCAGATTTCCAAGCATGCCTAAATTCATGATCACGCAAAAACAAAAAATACTTTTCACGACGTGCCCATGGTTCGTCTGTGTTCCAATTATCAGTTGGCAATTGTTGTTCAATGCTACTTTTCATAGCTTTGTCAATCATAGTTCTTGCAACAATAGGCCAAGTACGATCACTGTAACAAATTTTGATAATAACCGAATTGGGAAAAATAGATTTGAACTGAGTTGATTCGTTATCAATACCGTTGTCTATTAATACACAATAATTTTTATCATCAAGAAACTCAATGCCGCCAGGCCAAGATTCGTGTGAATATTTTGGAACAACCAAGTCAAGGTTGTGACTATCGCCGTTTTTAGAAAATTCTAATGACTTTTTTGGTCTTATAAAATTATCACCATGCAATGTTAGTACTGCATTGATAAAGTGTCCAAATCCGCCACTGGGATACCAAACACAATAAATCATAAGTTTTGATAAATCTTTAACAATAGCTTGTTGTCGTAGAATTCTGATTCGATATTTGTGAGTTGGTCTGTAACAATTTGATCCACTGACTCAAACTTGATCTCGCCGGGTGCCATGTCTGTGTCCACATCTGAGTTCTTGTTTGGGATCAAACTCATTTCACGCAGGTCGTAGTCGCGGATGAATGTTTCTTTGATGAAGTTGGCTTCTTCGTATGAGATCTCAATGTCTAGTCCAACACGTACATGCATTTTGGGCTGAAGAAGAGACTGAGCGTTGTCAATAAGGTTGGCGAGTCCATAGACTCTATACGTTGGTTGAGCAGGCCAAGCATGAAATTCAGGCGCTCTTCCCCACTCCAGTATAGTGAGGCCTCGTTCGTCGTCACCAGCATCCGCATAATTGTGAGGGAACGCATTACCGATGTAGGTAATATTTTTCTTAGTCTGTCGCTTGTGGAAGTGTCCGGTGAATACATGTTCAAAATTTCCAAAGTCTTCTCTGCGCACTTCGCCGTGATCTGGCATCTCTACCATGGCGTTCATTAGATAACCGGGCAGTTCGAAGTGCCCAAACATGTACTTGCCTTTTAGTTTTGGAATACGCTTGTGGTCATCGGCTACAAGCCAAGGAGCAATGACAACGTCGCCACTGCTAAACCAATCGTTACATATCTGTACATTGGGGAGATGCTTTGCCCATTCAACACTTTGTATGTCGCGCTTATCTCGATAATACAAATCATGATTACCAGGAATGAAATACACGTTTTCAAAATTAGCATTCATGTGCTCCAGTGCTTTGAGGCTGTAGTTTAAGGTAACGATATTTAGGCTGGCACGGTTGTTGTGCCAGTCGCCTAGGAACAAGCAGGTCTCGCAGCCTTCTTCCTTTGCTTTTTGGGTCGCCCATTTTACAAAAGCCAAACAATCTTCATTGTGTAATGCTGAATTGGATTTGAGTCCAAAGTGTATGTCAGTGAAGATTGCGGCTTTGCGGAATAGGTTAGTCATCCTACTAGTATACTATTCATCCAGGCTAGATACAACCGGTCCGGACATGGCAGCCATGCCAGCTTTGCCAGAGTTCTGTCTAGTCCATGATGGGTTGAGTCCGTTCATCTCCAAGATGTCATCTCGGATGTTTTGATTTTTCTTTTCGATGTTAAGAATCCGCGTAAAGCTATTAGTGATCGCCGCGGTATAGTAAGCAAAGGGATTTTGCGATTTTGATTCGTCGAACTGAAGACCAATTTGAGATAGTTGTAGCAGAGCTTGACCACGCATTTCCTCATTGTAAGTGTAGCCACGCCAGTTTGAACGAGTGGCATAGCGTTCGCACAGCTTCATAAACATCATGGCCAGCTTCTTGGTCATCTCGCCGTGATCTTTTGAAAACTCTCCAGTTTCTAAATCTCCCTTCCAGTGACTGCGGCCCACAATGAAGGGATTTTTATCTTCGTCTAACCTATAGTGTTCAAACGGTGGAAAGTTCACACGTACATGATTTAGATCCAACACAGGTACATCCAATAGTTCTGCTAGTGGATCTTCTTGCACATCATCCAGTTCGAAAATATCTTCTAGTTTTTTGCGTTTAGCTTCAGCTTTGGTAATTTTTTTAGGTGCCTTGGGTATGTGATCCCAGCAAGTGATGCGGAACACTAGATCAGTGTTGGGGATTTTCTTTTGATCGATCACTTCGCCTGTTTCGCGTTTGATACGATCTGCACGATTTTTTCTTGCTTCTACCACTGTGCGTTGGTTGATTTTGTCTACAGACGGCAGGATCAAATCAAATTGGTGATCCAGTGCTCTATCTCGATACCAGCAATAGGTATTCTTGCTGTGGTGTATTTCTTTTAAAATATCACGGTTGTTTAGGTAATTGACACGAGGTGCCGCTTTTGGTAATAAAGTCATGTTATGACAAGGTCTCCTTATAGAGATTGTAGCATATTTACAACAATTGTCAACCACTTGTTAAAGTATGCCGTTTTTAACAGCGGTAAATAAGCTACAGGAAACAGACATGGCACAAACATTTACCGCCTCCGCCACAGCTACTACAGCAGAAATTGCAGAAGATTTGGCCATTGCCGAAGCTCGCAGTCAAGCTCTGGCAACGTTTGGGCTAAACACTACGTTTGTAGGCGTCAATGAAATTTTCATAAAGATCAATGATAACAATACCTATACTGCTACCTACACAACAAAAGCAGAAAGTGGAACAGTTCCCCCGGATGTCACTGATGCAGATCCAACTGCTGGACTTTTGGATCAACAAGTCGCAATCGACCAAGAAGCTGAGACACAGGCCTTATTAACTCAACAAGCAGCTATCGTAAATGCTCAAAATGATCAAGCCTTAGAACAAGAAGCTGCTGATTTGCGTATAGCCGCTGAATCAGCGTCGCCTGTTAACACTGATCCAGATGGTCTGTTAGCGCAACAAGAAGCAATACGTCAAGCACAAGATGCTGCTGATCTCAGTACTGCGCTCACTTACGAAGCAGCGCCAGTTCCGCTATCTGCATTAGATACAAATGAGTTTAGCGCACCAGACATAGCACAAAATCAAACTGATGCAAACACTGGCGCCGCGGTCACTCGCGGACTGACCAATAATGCACAAAACCAAAGCACATTACAAACTCGCCAGGCAACGCCTGCTGCGGCCGACTGGCGTGTGCGACTGAGACTGGCTCCAAATGCTGATTATCTTTACAAGGTCAAAGATCCCGGAATACTTGCTCCGTTGGCTGCTACTGATGGTGTTATATTTCCTTATACACCTGCTATTGAAACCAGTTATCAAGCCAAGTATGACAGTTATGATCTAACACATTCTAACTATCGTGGATATTTTTATAAAAACAGCAGCATAGAAAACATCAGTATTAAAGGAACATTTACTGCTCAAGACACTCGAGAAGCAGCCTATCTGTTGGCAGTGATACACTTTTTTAAATCTGTGACAAAAATGTTTTATGGCCAAGATGCACAAGCAGGCACACCACCGCCCTTGGTATATCTCAGTGGCTTTGGAAAATATCAGTTTAATGAAAGTCCTTGTGTGGTAACTAACTTTGGTTATAGCTTGCCCACTGATGTAGATTATATACGTGCCAATGGATTTAACAACATTGGGTTGAACATGGAAAATCGCAGAAATCAATCATCTGGTCCTGCCCTTGGCGGTAGCTTGGGAACAGTTGTGGCCATCATTGATAGATTGACCAATGCAGGATTGAAAGATGGCAGTTTGTCCAATCGCCCCTCACCAGGGCAAGTAAATCAAAATGTCACAAATCAAACTTCTATCAACAGCACTTATGTTCCAACCAAAATGGAAATTTCAATAACATTATTGCCCATGCAAACACGCAATCAAGTCAGTAAACAATTTAGCTTGAAATCTTTTGCCAATGGTTCGTTGCTAGCAGGCGGAGGGTTCTGGTAATGGCTGCAACTTATACTAGCACCAGTCCTTACTTTCAAACTGGCTACAGTCAGTTTTATCTGGATGTTATGGTCAATAGACCCATACCCAAAGAAAGTGATGATAAGTTATGGACCATAAATGTGACCTATCAGTATCGTCCAGATTTGTTGGCCTACGACTTGTATGGTGATGCTGGCCTGTGGTGGGTGTTTTATCAACGCAATCCCAACACCCTTACTGCACCGCCATTGGACTTCAAAGCAGACACTAGAATTTATATTCCAAAGATCACTACACTTCGATCAACACTGGGGTTCTAATCTATGGCAACCCTTCCAGAAACTCCTCCTACTTCGAATGCCGGCGATGGTGATCAAGGCACCAATGCTCCTACAAGATCATTTTTACAAACACAAAGTACCACAAATGCCAATGGATACAATGTAGGTATAGCATTGCCCGACGAAACAGGTGCTGTAGGCACTATCCGACGCAATCCTGAAACCGGCGAACTATACGAAAGTGAAAATCTTTATGCTCCTACCAGTGCTGGTGTTGGACAATATGATGACGGCGGAGGTTCATACGGCGGCGCCAGTCAAACAGAAAATGATGCGCTGAACCAGGCATTAAGTGACGATGCTGGATCAGCAAACATTGGTGGATATGTAAGTGATTCAGAACAAGCCGCACGGATACAGACTGGAAGCATTGCTACTGATGGCAGCAATCAAATAATCAAACCACAAGACAACGTTCTAGACAAATATTCCAGTTATACCTATAGAGCCAGTTGGTACTTGATGACTCCGGCGCAGTACAAGCAATTGGTATACAGCAAGAAAAAAGTAGTGAATGGTTATATGCTGTTGGTGCAAAGTGGCGGCGCTCCGCAAAACACAGGCGGATTCAAAGGCGCATTAGCTACTAATCAACAGACATTTTACGAAAACAACGGCGCTAGTAGTACCAATACATCAATCCCAGGTGCCAACGATGCTGATGCTGGACGTAACCCAGCTTTCCCATTGGATTTTTATATTGATTCTGTTACTATTGAAAACTTCCTCACAGGTGGCGGTACCAGAGCTCCGCACGCTTTTAAAAATCTCAAATTTACTGTGATTGAAAACAACGGTATTACCTTGTTGGATCGACTGTATGAAGCAGTACAAGACTTCATGCCAGCTAGTGGGCAAAAGAATGGAATTAACTACGCTTCTGTGGTATACCTCATGGTGATAAGATTCTACGGATACGACGAACAAGGCAATTTAGTTACTGGCATAAGAGGCAACAAGTCTGACCCTAACTCAGTGATTGAAAAGTTTATACCATTCAAAATTTCTAAATGCGACTGGACCGTGGAAAACAAATTGGTCACATACAATTTTGAAGGACTTGCTCCTGGCGAAGGTACTGCTGCTGGCACACGTCGGGGAACCATACCTTACAATATTGAATTGACTGCTGCTACCATTGGTGACTTGCTAGGACAAGATGTAAAATATTCTGCAACACAACCAGCCCCGGGCACCCCGGGTGCAGCCACCACTTCGTCAACGCCTGATCAAAGTGATGCTGAAACTAGACGGTTACTTGCTGCCAATGCTGCCGCCGCGCCACCAAAAGCCGATGCAGCTCCTACAACAAAAAAGACCAGTATTGTCCAAGGACTCATGGGCGCAATGAATCAATTCCAGCAAGACTTGGTCAAAGAAGGTGTGTACGAAAAAGCTGATGTGTATGAGATTGTTTTTGCTAACCCTGGACCGGGCGGCGGCGGCAATACTATTAAAAACGCTAGACTAATTCCTCCTGGAGCAAAAACCAACGCAAAACAAACTGGAACAGCACCGCCTGCCACCACCAGTACAGATTCGGCTGACATGGAAAAAATTTACAAAGATATCAAAAGTAGAAATTATTCTATCACCGCTGGTATGCAATTGGTTCAGGCTATTGAGATTGCTATAAGAAACAGTACTTTTATTACAGATCAAAACGTTTTGTTTTTTGATGACAACGATGCATTACAAGTTAAAAATGACGCTAACAAAAAAGATGTTGTGTGGTTTAATATTACTTTTCAGGCAGTACAAGGAGAGTATGACAACAAACGCAATGACTATGCTCAAAAGATAACATTTATAATCAACACATACACACCTATGAACTTTAATAGCAGTTACTTTCCTATCAACAAGTTCCGAGGTCTGCACAAACAATACAACTACTGGTTTACTGGTAAAAATACCGCTGTGATTGATTACAAAGAAACCATGAACAATCTCTACAATCTAACCATCAGTGGAGATCAAACCAAAGGCAATCTTGGATTTCAACAACGCAAGGCCTTTACTAGCAGTATGAGAGATCAACCATTTTTGACTTTTCAAACGGCCAGTACAGAAAACAGCGCAGGTGATAACGGCAAGCAAAATGAACCACAAGCCAACTTAGCTGAGAGTCTGTACGATCCAGTGGGGTTGGCCAAATGTAATCTTAGAATTGTAGGAGATCCTGCATGGATACAGCAAGGTAGTTTTGCCGGAGGTGTTAGTCCGCAAGAATTTGATTTTAGACCGTTCTTATCTGATGGAACCATAAACTTTGATGCTAGAGAAGTTATGTTTGAAATTGCATGGCAACGCCCACAAGATTATGACATTAGTACTGGCTTGGCAGATCCTTATGCTAAATCCAGTTCTCGACAACCAGTACAAAGTCGAGTTTACACTGCCATGCAGTGTACTAGTGAATTCCGTCAAGGTAGTTTTTATCAGAACATAGAAGGCAAGTTGTACTTCTTTATGAAACCCAATGCGTCTAATAAAGCAGCCACAGCACCAGCACCGGCTGCAACAACATACTATGAAAACAATGGACAATCAAGTACAACAGAAAATCCAAGCAAAGCAACCGCAGATGCCGCAGCCGCTGGCGCCAGTGGAAGACCTACTGCACTAGCCGTGCCAGCTATTAGTGCTGGCCCTGGCAGTGGTACTCCTGATGTAATAAATTCAGCACCACCTGGACCCAAAGACACTGTGGTTCCTGCACCACCGCCGCAGCCACCAACATCAGGCTCAGGGGAACTTTTGGATTTTGGAGATCCATTTGTGCCACCAGGTACGCTGTCTGGCAGAATCACAGCAGATGGACTCGGCAATTCACCATCTGTTCCTCAAGACATGGTAAGAGACTTTTAAGGATAACAC